TTTTTTCCGCATGTATAATCTTTCTGGCAGCCATAACATTTTCTACTGAAACATTATATCTTTTTGATATTTTACCTGCACCCATAATAATAAGATATGTCTTCTCTCTAAACAGTTTTAATACTTTTTCTATTTCATTCATATTTTTATAAATTAAAAGTCCCTGCAAATATACAAAAAAGTTTTGTATAAAAGAAGGGACTTAATAATTTATTTTATATTTTTAAGTAATTATGTCACATTTGTTGAAATCTAACATCATCATTTTCAGTAAATCTAATATTATTAACTTCAAGTAACTTGAGATAATTTGTCAAACTTATATTATCAAATAATGAATTTCCACCTTTAAAAGAATTATATTCTAACAAACAAGATTTTCCAAATAAACAATGTAATACATTTTCCAGAATTCTGTAATCTTCTTCATTGATGTATATATTCATTGAAGATTCCATTATTTGTTTTATATGTAAGAATATCAATAATGTATTTTGTTGATTCTTAGTAGATTTACCAAAATTAGCTAAATGATTAAAATATCTATCTAATCCATTTAGTAAAGTTTCATTAAGTTTATCCATTACATCCACATTTATTTGTTAATACATTATTTAATGTAGCTCCTGTAAAATATTTTTTCCAATATTTAATTGCTGTTACATAATTACAAGTTTTAATAGCTAAATCTAAGGCATTTAATTTTAATATAAAACTAACTAAGTCTTGTGGATTCTAACAATCATCTGATATACTTGATAATAATTTTATTGATTGTTTGTATATAGGATATAAATTTGTAACAACACCTATAGTATGTACATTATCCATTCCACATGGAACATCAATAGCAGCTACACCTTTTACACTAACATATACAAATAAAAGATTAGTATCAAATCCAGCATTTAATACTGTAGAATTTAAATCTAATCTTACAGTCTTTAATGATTGATCTACAGGTACTATATATTTAAATAATGATGTTGAACTTGGTCCAGTACCTACATAAGTATCCTAAGTATCAATTGTTATTGACTCGATATATATATTAGTATAATACGGTAAATCAATTACTGAAGCATCTATTACTAAAGTTTTATTACAGTTTTCTATTTTTAATTCATTGAATTTTATCATATTTTAAAACTTGTTTAAATGTTAAAAATAAAGGGAAGCTAATTTAATAGCCTCCCTTTTATATTAAAGGCCTTTAATTAAGCCCTCTCATGATTCTGTGCCAAGAGCAGTGATTGACAAACTTGTTGCAGTGTTAATTGCAGTAATTATACTATTTGTAAGTACATTACTTACTGAATTAGTTGCCCCAACTTTAGGTACTACAATAGTAATAGATTTCTTGGATTTTTGAATATTTTCACCTTCACCCTGATAAGAGAATTCGATGTCAATAGTGTTATACTCAGCAGAAGGATCTACAAGATAAGTAGTAGGAATAGTATTAGGCCATCCAATTTTTCTATATTGATCCCCTCTTTCACCCATTAAGAAGTACTCAAGATCAGCAATCATTTTACCATTTTTAACTGCTTTAGTAGGAGTAGGTTTAGTAATTGTACCCCAAATTCTTTCTTCAGTTCCATCAAAAATAGTAGTTGGCTGAACAGTAAAGTTCATATAAGCTACTGGCATAGTTCCAAGATACCAAGGTTGTTCTGCTTCTTCAAGAATAACACCTGTTGTTGATCCACCTGTAAGAGCTACTGCAGTTACTTCAGCAGCTACAGCAGTTGCATCAGTACCAGTAATAGTTACAAGAGCATTAGCAGTAGGATTAGATGCTATAAGAGCTTTCAAATCACCAATAGTTTTAGCAGCAGCTGTTAAAGATGCAGTGATAGTTGTTACTCCAGACACAGTAGCGACTGTTACTCCAGCAGTAGCAGCAGCTACAGAAGCTACAGCAAATCTGATATTATTTCCAGCACTACCAACACTATTAGCTGTTACAGTAACACCTGCGTTAGTAGTCATTGCCACTGTAGCTTTTGTACCATCTAAATAAAAATCTAAAAGTTTAGAATTTTCTCTTGAGAAATTCTTATTCAAAGAAGCTACAAGAGTTTGATAAAATGTTTCTGCTGTCATATTAGTAACTGCATGAACAGTACCATATTTGAAATATTGATCTTCTTCAGATAAACCAATATAATTTCTAAATGCAATTCTAAGAATGTAATCCTATCCTGCGATAGGGGCTCCTGAATTAATTGTACTATCCAAAGCTACTTTATACTTTGTCAATTTATGAACTAAATTGCTAGCATCTGTTGCTTTTGCAGAAGTAATGCTTGCAATATTAATAAGATCACTTCTTACCTGACCCCCAGGACTTTTGTATTTAAAATACAAATGGGTTTTTGCAAGATCACTTGCTGCTTGAATTGTTCCATCTGCAGATGCTTCCCCTACAGTACCCATAGCTTTCGCTACATAAAGATTTCTTACTTGATTTGTGCTAAATGTTGCCATTTTTAATTATGTATTAAATTAAACATTTCCTACATTACATAGGTTTTATTATTATTATTATTTTTGAATAGTTCCAAGTTTACTTGTTAAAGCAAAATGAACTGCTTTTTCCAATATTGATCTGTGTATTACAGAATTTAATTTACATTCATTTACTGTACCAACTCCATTAATTTTTACATCATCTGGTAAATTTACTAATACAATCGGTTCTGGTTTTGATATATATCTTAGAATGTAATCAGATATATGATATTTTGATATTAACTCTACCATGTTTCCTGTTAAATCTAATCTTAAAACTCTTCTTTCGTTAGGTCTTCTAAAAGGATTTCTAAGGACTTTTTGTAGATTATCATGTTTTGTTGGTACTACAGGAACTTCCTATTTACCAGTACATTTTAAATTATTATCTTCTAAATTAACAGCTTCATATACTATAAACCATACATCAGTATTTGTAGGTAATGAGAAAAATACAGAATTTGCATTTGCCCCACTAGTAATATTTGTTAAAGAAGTTGATGTTTTTATTGTTTTAACTAATGTGTCAAGATATCTGCGAACTTCTTCGCTTCCTTCAAAAGAGTCTTGAGTTAAATTTAAACCATTATATAATGATATAACAATATCTTCTTGAGCTCTTGTAAGAAATACAGATTTTTCATATTCATTAAAGTCCAATGAATCTAAATTCTATTTGTTATCAAAGTCTTTAAATCTTCTATAACTATCTATTAAAACATCAAACTCATTTGAAAATTCTGCTATTGTCATAATTATTAATCTTTATCTGTTGATTTTGATGATCTACCACCTCTTGTAGTATAAGCTAATTCAACTGCTTTATTAAGAATATCCATATGCATTATAGGATTTAATTCGCACTCACTCACTGTTTTAACACCATCTATTTCAAGGTCTGATTGAGTAGCAAAATCTAAATTAACTAATACAATGGGTTTTGGTCTACGAATATATCTAATTTTATATTTAGGCACTTCAGAATTACTAATTGAACCTTCAACAGGAATTATCTCAGAATATAAATCTAATGTAGAAACTCCACCATCCTGAAATAATCTCCATGCTTGTTTCTTTAAAGGTTGAGCATATGCTTTAGACATTTGCCTATCATATTCTTTATAATTAATAGGAACTACCACATACTGTCTTTTAGTTGTAACTTCACCCACAGTAGTGCTAACTACTATTTTTTCATTCAACACATACAATACCTGTGGTGTTTTAAATATAATGCTTCGTTCATCATAATTAGCCGTAGGTAGTGGTGATGTTGCTTTAGATATTTCTTCTACAGTAATAAGGTTAGAAAAGTCAACTTGTCTTCTTGCTGAATCATCAAAACCACCATTAACTCCTCCACCTTCAAAATACTATTTTACAATAATATCTTGTGCTTGAGTTAATAATACTGATTTTTCATATTCATCTAAAACAATTTCTCCTCTAGAAGCTTGTTCACCAAACAATCCCTAACTACTATAACTATTTAAAAGTGTATCAAATGTATTACTAAATTCTTGTGTAGTCATAATTATTTATTTGTTTGTTATTCACTTCTTTGTCCTAAATCTACGGTACTTTTTAAATCTCCCCCATATGCATTTTTAGCTAATTCTACAGCTCTCTGTAAAATTTCAGGATGTAATATAGGATCTAATTCACATTCTGTTACATCTGTTTCTCCATCTAAACTAACATTCGTTTCTGTTAATGTTGTAAGTATAATAGGTTTTGGTCTTCTTACATATCTAATTATATAATCTGAAACTGTTGCTCCAGCTTTAACTACAATTTCTGATATTCTAGCTTGAGTTGTTCCATTCATACCAGTATTAAGTAATCGCCATCCTTGATTTTTCAAAGGTTGTTTATAAGGCTTAGATAATATCCTTGCATATTCTTCAAAACTTATTGGTACTATTGTTATCAATCTTGTTTTTAAATTTTCTGTAACAATCGCAGTTTCATTTAAAGCAAATAATATATCAGATGGCATTTCATATAAAACACTTCTACTATCAAATTTAACATAAGTTGTAGGAGTTGTAACAGCAGTTGTTTGTTTTTTAGCAGCCATTAAATTTGAAAAATCAATCTGTCTTTTAGGTGAATCATCAAACCCTTCTTGATTTTTATTACTTTTAGGATTAAAATAATTTTTTATAATTTCATATTGTGCTTTAGTCAGAAAAACAGATTTCTCGTATTCATCTAAACCAGGAGCTTGGTTACTCATTATATTATTATATAAAACATCAAATTGATCTGAAAATTCTTGAGTCGTCATATTATTTCAATTTTGCTTCTAACGTTAATTTTACTTCCTAATGTTTAGGATTATTTAAATATTGAGCTGCTATACTTAAAGTAGGTTCTTGATTATTTTCACACAATGGAGAATTATCTTGTTTTAAATAAAGATAGTTTCCACGATTTGCAATTAACCCTGCCTCAATAGCTTTCTTAATAAGTACTTTAGTTGGTAAATACGGATCTGTTATTGTTTTCAAGAATAGTTTACTATCTGCCTGAATTAATGAATTAGCTTTTGTTTGTAAAAACTCAAGTTTTACATTAGTAGAAGTTGGTCTTCCGTCAATAGTTTCAACCAATGTTCTCAATACATCAATATCATTTTCAACTTTACCAAATTCCTTATAACACTTCATTGTTACACTCATGTTATCTTTAGCTGTCTTAGTTTCCTCACCTTCAGCAATTATCACAAATTGATAAGTAGCTTTAGGATAATCAGTTAATATTTCTAATGAAGGTGCAATAAAGTTCTTATTGGCTAATAATATTTTATATTTAATATACTATTCTGGGTCTGATAAATCAAGAATATTATCTTGTTTAGTTAATCTAACCATATTATTCTCCCAATAATTATCAACTTTCTTATAAATGCTTAAAGCGTTATATTCAAGTCCCATAACTTCTTCAAGGAATTCTTTTTCCTAATCAGTAAGAACATTTACATACATACCTGAACTTAATTTTGGTACTGTAAAATATCTAACTGCACTTTCAGCCATTCCCCCATATAAAATATGTTTGGGATTTGAAATCATGCCACCTTCTTTTGGTATATGTCTTACAAGAACTCTTTCTTTTCTAAGACAATTAATCATTGGACTATTTAACGATTGAACGTTTTCTTTTCTACCTTTAATTTCTTTAAATACTGGTTTCTCAATCTCTATTTCAGAGAGTGATTCATTTGCTAATTCACTATCATCTAACATGATGTCATTAGTGTAATTTACCTTAGATTCTTCTACTTCTAATTTTTTTGCCATTTTTAATCTTCTCTATTATTATTTTAAAAAATAAGGGAGGGATTACCCTCCCCTATGTAAATTATTATTATCCTTGCAATATAGCAGGAATCAATGACATTGTTCTTGTAGGATCAAGTACACAAATTCCTAATGTTGCCATCCTATGGATAACAGCTGCGTCTTCATCAAACGACATATAAGGATTGTTTTTCTGTCCTGTGAACGGGTTCCTAAAGCCCCACTGATAACCTCTATATTCAGTATCACCTTTGATTTTACATTTAAAAATGTTTGGTTGATCCATTGTACCAATGTACATAAGGTCATATCTATAAGACATTGCAACCCCACCTTCAGGATGTAAAATTTTATTTCTTACTGGATCATCATAGAAAGGGTCAACATCAATTTTAACTCTAACACCATTAGGTGCTTTGTATTCTACAAATTGGAATCCTGCAGTAAGAGAATTATTATGCAATTGAGATTGAGTTCTATCTACAACTTTAGTAGAACTGTTATCAAGAATAAATGCTTGCCATCCAGATACTGTTTTCAATACTTCTTTATGGAATTTAATAGCACCTCTTTCACCAGTTTTCAACAAGAAATATCTATCACCAAAATCAAGTTTGGAAGCAGACAATTCATAAAGAGCGTCTTCCAAAAGTTTCAATGAGAAGTTATTAAAATACATAGTATTTGCAACTTCCATTTGTTCAAACAAACCTGCACCAGTTTTAATAACTTCACCAGATTTACCAAAGTTCATATATTCACCATTAGCATTTCTGTTAGAAGTACCAAAGGCAAGTGCATTGTTTTTATATTCAGAGAATTGCTGTTCAACTTCCCAATCTACATGGTGCATCCACATAGTAGCAGTAGTTTTAGTCAAACCACCAGCATCATTTGCTTTAGTTACAGGAATACCAACAGCCAATTTCTTATTAAGCATGTTACCAGGAACTTTGTGTTGAATTCTGATTGTAGACCATTCATTTCTCATAGAAACAGGAGAAGTAAATCTTACGTCACCAACTTTTCTAGACAATGCTTTTTCTACAGGAGCAAATTCAATAGAAAATCTTTCGCCAGCCAGTAATCTTTCTGCAGGAACACCAGCAGTATTACCACCCATCAATTCCACTTTATATACTGCATTTGTACCTTCCATCTTTGGTTCAGTCAGTATTCTAAATGGATATACTTGATTTAAATTACCTACAATTACTTCACCATCAGCGAACCAATCTTCAGGAAATACTAAATAGAAAGGAGCTGTACCAGCACCTACATTACCAGATGCATCTGTTACAACTACACCATTCTCATCTCTTGCTTCTACCAATGGAATATTTCTTCTACTAGAACCAATAACGTCCCAATAGTATTCGGTATCATCTTCAAACTCTCTTGTAGGGAATTGACTTAGGAAAGTATCCAAAGTTTTTCCTCTATAGTAAGCTAAAAGTTGAACCATTAAATTAGTAGCTTTTTGTGGAGCCATCTGAAATATTGAGCCAAGGTGATTATCCTTTGTTAAGCCTTTCCAATGACTAAATCCAATCGTCTGAAATTTACCTAATTTTCCAGCCATAAATTTATTTTTTAAAAATTAATAATGTGTTTCGTATAATATGTTATTAAATATCCAAATCCCAACCTTTGCCTATGAAAGCTTCAGGATCTTCTTCTACTCCACTTACAAATTTTAAATTACCATCAGAATTTCTAGAGGTATTATTAAGAGTATTTTCTAATTCTCTCAATCCCTTTTTAATCTCCTTTGTTACTTTACCTTTGACTAATTTGTCAAGGCTTTTAAAACCATCTGTAAGTGTGAATAACAGACCAAGATTTTTCATAAACTCTGTTTTATTATCCATTTCATACTTTTGAATTGCAGTATACAATTCTCCAGTTTCAGGATCTTTATAAACAGGTTTTGCTATGTTATCAAATATCTTTTGTCTTGTTGCTTTATCAAGTTGTATTTCACCAAAACTTTTAGTATCTTCCAGTAAAGATTTCTTTAATTTAATAGCTTCTTCTTTTCTGGTTTCAATTGATTTCTATTCTTCCTTTTTTGCTTCTTCAACCATAGTATTATACTATGATTCAAAGAAATCCCTATTGCTCTTTAAAGCCTCTTTTGCATCTTCAATATCACTTCCTGCATTTAATGATTTTGTCACTTCCCTTTGAGCTCGTTCTTGACTATATCCTCTGTTAACGAAATCCTGGAATATCAATTGTTTTCTTAATTGTTCTCCTTTATCTCCTTCATCAGTTAATACATCGTCTTTAATTGAATCGAGATATTGAATAGTATTCTCATATCTCTTAATCTCTGTTACTTCAACTCCATAATTTAATGCATCATCAATTCTTTTTTGACGTTCATCAAATCTTGATTGAATTGTTTTCTCAACAATTTCTGCAAAATCTTCTGGAGTAGTAATCTTACTGGTTGTGTCATCATCAAGGTCAGGAAAGATACCTTCTTCTTGCAAGGCTTTGGCAATGGAAGAGTAGAAGTTTTTGGGAGAAGAACCTTCCTTACTTGAAGGAGTATCTTTCTCTACCTCTTGATTTTCTTCTGTTCCACTACTTACGCTCTCTGGTTTATCCGTAAACAATGTGTCTACATTAACCTCAGTAGTATCTGTAATTTCTTTATCTTTTTTTTCTTCAGTTACATCCGCTTCAGGTGTAACTATCTCTTCGTCTGAGTCTACAAATAAATTATCAATTTCATCCCCAGACATAATATTTTCAAAACTTAATTCTCCCATAAATTACTTCTAATAAATTATTATATCAAATGCAAAATTATAAATTTTAAATCGTTTATACAAGGTAATAAATTATATACTTATAGTTAAATAAATAATTTATTTATGTTATAAACTTTTTTTACTGTTTTATATAATTTTGAATACCCAAGTATATAGCATTTGCAAGTGATTCAATAAACATTTTATCTTTTAACTTTGTATAATCATCATAATTATCAAAGAATAAACATTCAATTAATACAGCTGGCATATTTGCTCCCTTTATTACATAAAAACCTGCTTCTTTATCATAATCTTTATCACCAAAATCATATCTTAATTTTAAATTAAGTTTATTATATAATTTAGCAACTTCATTATAAATACTTTCTGCTAATTTATCAGAGTTATTCTATCCAAATGTTGTAAAAATTTCAAATCCTCTTGCAGTTCCAGGTTTACCCATTGCATTATTATGAATAGATACAAATACTGAATCTTTAGATGAATATATATTTGCTTTTCTCACTCTTTCTCCCAAACTAATATCATTTGAATCAGAAGGGTCTACAGTATAAATAACATTAAAACCATTACTTTTTAATTTATTACCTAATGCTTTTGAAATATTTCTATTAATGACTCCTTCATATGCTATTTCACCATTAGAGAACTTATATGATTTACCTTGAGTAGTATAAATACCCTAAGAATTTATTCCACCATGACCAGGGTCAATTATTATGTTTTTTATCATTATTTAATTATTTGAATAAATTGATTTTGAGTTTCTTTAATATATGGACTTTTCTCAATAATATTAATTTCAGCAATTGTGTGTTTCTTTTGAAATATTCGCTGTATCCAATATTTTTTAGGAGGTTCAATAGTTTCTTTTTTACTATTAGTAATAATATATTTTTCACTAATAAATGATGGATTAACTATAATTTTATTAGGGTACTCTAAACCTAACTTCATAGTATACCATCTATCCCCCACAATAGTATCTAACTTTAAACTTTTAACAAAGATTGTATCTTTCATTAAAATAGTATCTATCTTTGTAATCTAAGAATTTAAGTAATATAATGAGAGTAATTCTTTATCTTTTATCTTAAGTTCTTTTCTTAAATCATTCATTTTATTAAGAATAGAATCATTATAATAGTTCAATTGTTCTACTGTAAAATTCAATAATTTATTCTTTGTGTTCAATGAATCAAACTACATATAATAAGCCTTTTCATTAGCTTTTGCAATATCTAATTTGTGATTTAACTCTTTATTGTGTTTATAAATTGATACAGTAGTTGCTATTAATAATGCAACTACTATACCAACTCCTAATTTAAAATATCCGCTTAATGTCATTTTGTTAGTTTTTCAAATAAGTTATCTTGTATCCATCCAACTAAATCATTTTTATTTACCAATTCTATCAAATCTTCATTTGATAAAACATGAGTATCAATAGTTTCAATTTCTTCATTCAACCATTCACTAATGGCAGATTGAAATATTGTATTCCATTCAGTAACATCATCTCCTTCTTTAAAATCTTCAGGCTTAGTTTCTTTTGAAATTTCTACTTTTGCATTTTCAAATTCATCAAAAATTGTTTTTAATTTAAGCCTCATTAAAATAAATGATGTTAATCCCTCTTTGCTCATTGAGCCATTTTTTAATTCACGTAAAATTGCGTAAAGTTCTACTGCTTGTCTTTTTGTCATGGTGTTTATAATTATGATTTTTGAAATCTGAAATTAGTGAAATTGAATACCTGTGAATTTTTATATAAAAACTGAATACTTGGGTTTGTTTTTGCTCCGGTTGCAGGACCTATAATGTCTGCGTTGGCTGCCGTTCCGTTACGGAATAAAGTGCTTGCTGTTCCAATATAAAGCGTGACCGAACTGTTTGCTCCGATGGTTATGTCGGTAGTGACTAATGTCCAGCTGCTGTCATATACCGCCAAATCTTCATTACGCTCATATCCCCAAAAGTTAGTCGTATATTTTACTTTCATTTCCTGCCTGTAAAATGATATGCTTCCACTTGTCGGATTGCTGATAGTTACCCTGAAATAAGCACTCCCGTTATTGGTTATATAATGCGGTGAATTTTCATCGCCAATGCCATAATAGCCAGACACCGCATCAAATCCACCGTTCACAGCATCATATATAAGGTCTATCCCGAATACTCCCTGATAGTGATTTATTATATCAACTGCATTATATGATGTATCACCGGCATTGTTGGGGATCGGTATAAACAGGTTATTGGTGATATAAGCATTTACGTTTGAACTTATCGGGCTTACCAGTATATTGCTCAATATGTAATAGAAAGTAAATGTATCACCAATCGTCACTCCGTTGAACGGGGCTGCTGTCAGGTCTAATGTTATCTGATTACCGCCTGCCGAAGCGGTTGTCGGGCTTGTAATAATGTAGGTTGCACCACCACTGGTTACTATCACTATTCCCAAATACTGATTAGCCAATATCCCTGTAAAGTCCGACATTTGTAGTTGACCGGTTACGGCTGTTGGGAATTGGAATGTAAGTGTGTCGTTCGGGTTTTCGAATATGTTTATTTCGGTTACAGCCGGACAGCCAACTAATCTTACAGCTCCGTGAAGATACTGGCGGAAGTCACCCAATCGGTATGGAGAAGCAGCACCACCGGTTGGTTTATCATACGTCCATTTTTGAGTTGCAATTACATTAAATACGTTGGTTCTTGGAAATGTTAACCCGTAATTTATCGCCTTTAGCTGTGTTTCGACCACACCAACTACCTGTGGCAAATTCACAGGCTTGAATTTACTCCACTTATTGATTTTCGTACTTTTACAAAGTGTTCC